TAGCTATACGATAGATAACTGCTGCGTCTTCAATCATTCTTAATTGATTAACAGGTTTAATTGCTTTGTGTAAGTAAGATAAAATTAAGTTTTTATTTTGATCTATCAAACCACTACCACAAAATGCTATCGTATCTGGCGCTATCCTAACACCTGATCCTGAAGTTTGTCCTGTTACACCTTTTTCATTGAATATAAAGTATTCTTCCCAATTATCAATAATATTCATATTATTACCAAATGTAGGTGTATCGCCTCGTGTTTTTCTAACTTCTCTTACTCTTTTTATTTTACGAGGGTCTATGTATCTTAATTCTTGGATTCCGTTTTTTGGATTTTCTCTATCAATAACTTTTTGATAGAACATTCTACCATCAACATACCATCTTCTGAATATGTCGTGGCCTTTGGTATTAAAGTTTAGTAACCTTAAAATACCTCTAAATTCGTCATCTATTCTTTTCTTAACTTCTTTTCCGTATGGAAGATTACCCAGTTCTACTCTAACAGGGTCTTTTAATTCATTAGCAACGATAGCCTCGTTGATAATATCTTCAACTGCTGTATCACATTCTGGATGCAGTGAAATTTCTCTATATCTTCTAACTAGGTCTGCCTCATTTTTGGCAGTACCTTCCAAGTCCAGGTATTGTCCGAAGTGTCCACCAGCGGCGATGGTTACTGTTCCATCGTCCGCTAGAGGCGTAGTAAAGCTTTGTTTCGGGTCCTGGGCTTTCTTCTTTCTGGTTATTTGAAAACCAAATAAATCAGCCATAATATTACTCCTTAACTACTACTACTTATATTGTTATTAAGTAGTTGTATTTGATTCAAAATACTGATATGAAAGCGTTACAGTAAATGTTTCAACTTCAGTTTTTTCATTGTAATCCAATGGAATATCAGATACAGTAGTCGGAAATGCTCCTCTTATTGTATATGATTTAATTGTATTACCGTTTCTGTCCAGATGATCTAAAAAAGCATCAACTTGATAATCAGCAGGATTTGTAAGTCCTTCGTTATCAGTCATATTGTTAATACCGTTTTGCCATCTTTCAAAAGCGTTTCTTAACTTAAAGTTAGTATCATTTAACACTGTAATAGTAAAATCAGCAAATGTTCTGTCACCTGCAAGTTTTATAACTCTTCCTCTAAAACTTACTGGAACTGTTCCGACAGTCATCGCTGGTATACTAGCACCAGTACATAAAAACGCTAGTTCTTCTATTTCTCCACCAACTTGGGCGTATCCAGGGAAAGGCATTGTAACCTTAAACTGATTGGCACGTGCGCCACCGCCAGCAAGTTTAGCTTTGAAGTCTGTAATGTTTGCCATTTTTTATTTCTCCTTCTTAACTATTAACCTGCCACTTCTTCAAAAGAAACGCCAGTTCTGGTTGCAATGAATTGTAATGTAATAAAGTTGATGCTTCTTGCTGGTTTAACGAATATCTCAGCAATAAACTCGTTTCTATCAATTACTTCACCTGTATTGTTAGTTTCATCACATACTACTAAAAAGTCTGTGATACCTCTTCTGCCTTGTACCTCTCGTAAGAATGGCTCAACAATGTTTCTAAAGTTTGCTCTAGTAAACTCATCATTGAATTCAAACAATTGGAATTTAGAAGCCGTAGAGATTGCTTTTTCTAAAACGATAAACAATCTTCTTACGTTTATTCTATCAAATGCAGATGGTGCGCTCAATCCAGTTTTGTCACCAAATAGAACAGTACCTTGTCCTGGGAAAGTTACCACAGGATTAATTCTGTTTCTATATAAATCATCTCTTTGTGTTTTAGTAGGATTGAATGCTAACTTAACAGCTCCTCTGATAGTTCCTCTATTGAAACCAGCAGGTGAGAACCAAGAATCTGCAACTAGGTCAGTTCTTGCTGATAAACCAGCTATGTCACCATTTAATGGTACAAATCTGTAAACATCATTGTATCTGTCGTACATATATTTGTAACCACTATCAAATGTGGCATAAGATGAAGAACGTATTCCACTATAAAAGCTTTGTACGTTACTTGATTGTGTATTTGCATTTGCAATATTAACTACGTCACTTCTTTCAGGTGATACAAAAACGATTGCATCTTTTCTGTTTTCAGCGATTGTAATTAAATTGTCAATATGTGTAGCGTCACACTTACCAGCAATAATTAATCCAACATCAACAGTTTCTGTGTCACTAAACTTCTCGTAAGCAGTTTTTCTTTGACCAGTTGTTGAAGCTGAACCGTTAGCACCAGCTTGTAATGAAGTTTGACTTGGTACAGTTACAGCAGTAAATGTTGTACCTGCAGCAGTAGAACCCCAATTAGTTCCTGATGTATTGTGGTCCATCCAGTAAACGTATGCTGATTTAGCATAAATTACATCTGGATAATAGTTAGTGTCGCCTTGAGCTGATTTTGCATCTGACGCTTTAGATACTTTAGAATAAGTTTCTAAAACTTCTCCTGCACTACCTGTTATTCCACCGTCTTCATCAAACACAACAACGTGCATCTCATCTCCTGAGCCGCTTCTTGCTGTAGTATATGCTGAAGTTCCTGGAGCGCCTGCTACTAAATCAAAGAATCTCCATCTTCTTTTAATGTTTGAGTCATCAACAGGGGCAACATGCAATCCGCCTGTACCCTCGTCAGCTCTAACAAAGCTTAATTGTGTTCCAGAATCTACAGCTGTTACTCTGTATTTTCTGCCATCATAATCAGATCCACTTGCAGTAGTAGAAAATTCTATAATATCTCCTACGTTAAATCCACTAGTTGAATCAGTTATAATTGATTGGTCACCAATTGAGTGTGCAGTTCCGTCAACTTTTGTCTTCGCTGCTTCTTCGTATGCAGTAGCTGAGGGACATATAGAAACAGCTAAATTGTTTCCGTGTGCACCTGCAGTTCTTGCAGCCCACTCACCAACTGATGCAGAACCATCTGCATAGTTGTTTTGGTAATCTGTTGTATTGTTAATTGTAAAACTACTACCTGAAACAGTAGCGTTTGACAATCCTGTATTAGATACTCGTACTACTCGTAGTGCGTTAGAGTATTGTAAAAAGTTGGCAGCACTGAAAAAATCTTCAAAGTTTGAAGAATCAGGTTTACCAAAAGTGCTTACAAGCTCTTGTTCACTAGAAATCGTTATGACTTCATCTAAAGGACCTTGTCTAAACTCTCCTGCAAATGCACCTGTTGAGGTAGATACTGCAGGTATAATTCTTGTAAGGTCTTTTTCCTGTACGAGAACACCTGGTGATACTTGAAATGCCATTAGGTTTTCTCCTTATTTTTATAATTAGCTAATTTTATTATCATTTAATCCAAAAATTCGTATTATTCATACGCCCATATCCAATTCGTTATTACCTTGATTCTATTTATAATATCAAAAATGTTCACCTTTTCGTACTACAGGTCGCCATACATCACCATACTCATCAACAGTTTCTTCTTCGTGTTCATTTATACCATCATCCAAGAAACCAAACGGTGCCATATCTTGTTCTATTATATTAGCTTGTTCTTCGTATAGTTTAGAACGTACATCAGCGTTAGTTAATTCTTTGAAATATACTTGATTTGACAACCATCCAAACACCACTAAACAAGTCATTAAATCGTCATTACAGCCTTCTTCTGCCATCCAAGAATTATGACGCCTAGAAAAAGTTGACATTTCTTCTATAATATTAAAGTCATTTATAATCAATTTATCTGTTTCAATTATTGTTTTTAAATTAGAACAACCAACTTTTTTTACTTGTTTTGTCATTCTTAAACCTAGCTGACTTCCTCTTGCACTAAATCCTTGACCTAACACTTGACCAGCTCTACCTTTTTGTGTTGTCATCAATACGTTTTCGTATTCCAAATCAAAATGTAAAGCGTCAGATATTTGTGCACCAATATCATTGACCTCAACAAGAACGTGAGCTTTATTATATGCTTTACAAGTTTTCTCTATTATACTAGGAAACAATAATGGTTTTATATCGTTGTTTCTATATTTAGCAACTACTCTAAAAGGCATTTGTGTGACATCAAATATTAAGAATGCAGAATAGTCTTTATTTAATCCTCGTGCAACGTCAACAGTACACGCATATATTTTTTTAGGATCAGGTTTTTCAAATACATCTAAACCTTTTTGTGATTGTAAAGGTGCCATATATGGCATAACTTTTATTTTTGCTGGATTTATTAATGTATCAATACTACCCAAAAATTCACACTCAAACTCCTGTGAAAACTGTTCTTCAGATGTATTACGAATTGTCATCTCTTTCCATTTTTCATCTCTACCAGGTATTTCTGACCAATGTACTTGTAATGGTTTGTAATCATTGTTTCCATTTTCAGCATCATGCCATAATTTGTAATACATATTCATACCGTGAGGTGTAGATACAATTATCATTTTTGTTTTTTGACCAGATGATATAGTAGGATATACAGAGCTAAAAAATTGTTCTGCTATTTGTGCTGGTACGAAAGCAAATTCATCTAAAAATATTATATTAAATGAACCACCTCTAATAGCACTTGATGATGTTGCCGCTGCTACAATCTTACTACCATTTTCTAATTCTATGTTACCTTTATTCCAATTTAATACACCTTGTTGTAAAAACTTTGGTATATTTTCATATGCAAGTTGTA